CTACTCCCTGCGGGTCGCGGACTCAGCCCGAACCCACGCCTTTTGTTCCCTCTCTAGCTTGGCCTTGTAGCGCGCTTCCGCCCGCTGGAGCGCCCTGGCCTGATCCTCGCGGTGACCGTCATCCCAGGCTCGAGGTCTCAGCGGCACCATCAAGAGCTTCTGGCCGGCCATGCCGTCGCGTCGCGAGATCTCGATCGCGCTCGGATACACGCCGCACGTGGCGCACCGAAAGCGCAGCTCCTGGAGATGATCGTCCGCCAAGCGCGCGCCGATGCGCCAGACGTTCATCTCCCGCGTCACGCGGCACCCTTCGCAGAAGGCAGACACGACGATATCGCGCCACACGACCAGGTCGCGCGCGGTCACGGTCGCGGCGGTCCATTCCTCGGGCGGACGCAGATAGTGCGGCAGCGATGTCGCCATCTCAGCCTCGCGCCGCCAGCCGTTCGAACAGCGCCCTGCCCTTGGCCGCCGCCTCGGGCGAGATCCGTGCGAGTTCGGCCGCGACCCTGGCCTGCATGTTCAGCAGCACCGGATCCGCGCGCGCGGCTTCGCCGTGCTGCCAGATGGCCATCAATGTGCCGAGCGCCCTATCCTCGCGCGTCGGCTTAGTCTTCGGCGGCGCCTGCCGCCCTTCGTTCGTTTGCATGGTGCAGCTCCAGACCAGCTGACCGACCCGACGCCGCTCTAGGGCGCCGGGCCGTCACGGCTCAAGCTGTTTGTTCTATATTTGTTCCACACCCTGCGCCGGGTTGTGGAGAAGCGTCATCCGCCACCGGTGATGATCACCTCGCGCGCCTTGTCGGCCTGGCGGCTATAGGAGACGGCGACCTCCTCGATGTCGAAACCGGCGAACAACTCGCGCACCTGGGGCCGATCGTTCAGCGACAGGATGAAGCGTCCCTTGAGCCGCCCCAGCTGCTCGGCCATGCACACGAACTGCTCCCGACCGAAGCCGTCGCCATAGTCGCGTTCGCATCCGAAGTATGGCGGGTCCAGGTAGAAGAGCGCGCCTGTCCGGTCATAGCGGTCAAGGAAAACCGACCAGTCCAGGTTCTCGATCGTGACCCGCTCAAGCCGCTTCCCGGCGGCCAGCAGGTCGGCGCCGACGTCGCTGGGCCGGAAGCGCGAGTTGCCCGTCGTATTCACGCCAAACTGGCGCTTGCTGACCACACCGCCGAAGCTGTTCTTCTGCAGGTAGATGAAGCGAGCCGCGCGCTGCAGATCGGTCAGCGGCGTCGGATCGATTTCCCGCTGCCGGAAAAACTCCTCACGGCTGGCTAGCATCCAAGCCGTCAGTTCCGTCAGCGCCGCAGGATGCGCCCGCATGCAGCGGAACAGGTTAGCCACCTCGCCCGACCAGTCATTGATGATCTCGCACTTCGGTCGGCTGCGACGGCGGAAGAAGACCCCGCCCATCCCGACGAACGGCTCGGCGTATAGGTCATGAGGCGTGGCCTCGATCATGGCGCATAACTTACGCGCCAGATTACGTTTTCCCCCGATCCAGGGCGCGACGGGGCGAACCGGGCTGACGGGGGTAAGGGAGGTTGCGAACATAGGCGACTCAACAACAAGTAGCGCCCGCCGGTCTGGCCGGTGGCGGGGCGAATGGGGCGTGCACCCCCTGACGTGCTGAGTCTCGGCTCGGCGGCTCGGGTGCGCTAACACCCGGGCCTCCGCCTCTAAACCGCGAAGGCCGCCGGCAGGCTTCCCCGCCGACGCCTCGCATTGCATCCGGGCCTTAAGGTGCGGGGCGGTCCTGACCGCATCCGGCCGGGGAACCTTCCTCAGGCAGCGCGCAGAGTGCGCCACGCGAGCGCCACAGCCAGGCTGCAAACCCCATTATCGGCGCCTCGGGTCCGGGCCAGCCGATCGGCCGCAGCGATGACATGGATGGCTACCGCGCCCCACGACGCTAGATGCTGGTTTGTGTCTGATGGAAGACGCGCACGAACTTTCCGTTAGCATCGAAGATCAGAGCGACATGCTTGGACTCGGCGCTCATGAGGACCGCTTGCGTATGCATCCATTGGAGCAGCACGGTTCCGTCCTGCAAATTGGTCACGCTGTTGGGACGTCCCAGAGCGCGTTCGGCATCTGCGCGGGTACTGATACCGGGTTGCAGGGCATCGATAGCCGACTGAGAGAAGTTGGTCCCCGTGCTCACGCAACCCGCGCTAGCAAGAGCAGCGCCCAAAGCGAGCGCAATCAAAGCCTTCGATTTCATATGTGCCTCCCTGAATAGCGGCACCGTTACACCCTAACGCCGTTTCCTGGGCAAGCTAGACTTTCCGAACACCTTGCTGGGAATGACGCGACGTTAAGACCCTAAGTCGGGATCAGGCTGCCACCTTCTGCCGCTCCCTGAACCGCACCACCTCCACCCCCAGCCAGTCGTTCACCGCCAGGAAGCGCTGCTGCAGCGGCTGGATCTCGTTTCGGTAGAAAACGTCGTCCGCCTTCTCGACATCGCCGAAGCCGCCGGCGTTGGCCGGAACCACCCCCATCAGCTGCGGCGGCACCCGGTGCGCAGCCAGCACGTCGTCGCGCGTCGTGCCCTTCATCCCGACGAACTCGTCCTTGGCGGCGGCTTCGCCGGGGTGAAGGATCTGGATGCTGTCCTTCTTCCCGTTGGGCAGGTGCACGAAGACGGACTTGAAGTTGCCGACGCCCTTCGTGCCCTTCAGCATCGTCCGCAAGGCGTCGGCGTCGCCTTCCTGCAGGCCGCCTTCCCCCACATACATGATGAACCCCGCATGGGCGCCGTTGATGTAGTAGCGGCGGCGAAACAGGGTCGCGTCCTTGTTCAGGAAAGCCGAGTCCAGGGCGCTCAGATATTCCGGCACGCCATAGATTTCCTGATCCAGCCAGGGCTGCCAGCCGTGGAAGACCGAGCCGGGCTTGAACCAGTGTTCCTTCATGAAGCCGGCCAGAAAGACGAACTCGCCCTCGTCCACGCCTCGGCGCGTATAGCGCGCCAGGCTGCGCCTCAGCGTCATCGGCCGGTGGGCCATGTTGTCGATGCGCTCCAGGTAGAAGTTCCCCAGCACCAGCTGGTCCAGGGCGATCCCCTCGAACGTCGTGCGATCCAGCATGGGATGCGGGATGAAGTCGCGCAGCAGCTGGTTCACCTTCACCCGGAAGGCCGAGGAATGGTGCGACGTGGCGTTGCCGGCCTTCGACAGCAGGGCCATCGACAACGGCGGCTGGTAATAGCGGCGGCCGTTCATGCCGCTCACCTCCCAGCAGTCCAGGCATTCCATCATGTCCTGGCGGTTCAGCACGGCCTCTTCTCCGCCCAGCGAGAACGCCATCGCCCCGCTGGCGGCGGGGGCCTTCGTCGCTGCGGCCGGCGCCGCGTCGGACAGGGTCTCAGTCATTGCCGAAGATCTCCACGGTAGAGGATCCGCCGTCGCTTCCGATGGCGGCCTGGATTGGCTCGTTGAACAGGGATTGCAGCAGCGCCCAGGCCAGATCGGCGTGGCCGCTTGTCTTGGTCCGGCCGGCCTCATAGGTGACCTTGCGCCCCGACGCGGTCAGCGTCCGGCGGATCATCGTCATCGCCAGCGCCAGGTCCTTGAAGTCGGCGTCGAACTCCAGCCGGTTCTTCATGATGACGTCCAGGGCCTTGTAGACCATCTGCGTCTTCAGGAAGGCGTCGTAGTTGTGCCCCGTCACGGTCGGGAAGAAGGTCTGCACCAGCTGGAACACGGCGTCGCCGATGCCCGTCCGGTCGATGTCGATCTTCGTGACGCGATAGCGCTTGGTGTATTTCCGGATGACCTCGGCCTGTTCATCGAACCGGCTGCCCTTGAACTGCCTGCGCTCGATGACGCGAAATTTCCCGCCCGGCGTCGACGGCGGCGCCAGGACGATCAGGGCGGCCGCATCGCCGTTCTCGCTGTCGCCGTTCGGGTCATAGGACAGCCAGACTTCGCCCGCGTAGGGCCGCCCCATGCCCAGGATGATCCGCGCCTTGTCGACGTCGGGCCAGCTGTCGCGCGGATCCACCATGCACGGCGTCAGCACGGCCATGGGGAACACCGACAGGGTGTCGTCCACGAAGCCGCACATCAGCAGGTTGTCGAACTCGGGGACCGAATACTCGTCGCGCAGCTCGTCCAGGTCGAACAGGTCGCAGCCCAGGCGCTCGGCGTCCTCGATCGTCACCATGTGGCGCCAGATCTTGTCGGCGCCCATCAGGCCGTCTTCGTTCAGCGCCGCCCAGCTGACGTCAAACTCCCGGCGCTTGTCCTTCGTGCGCCGCTTGTTCCATTCCTCGCCCGTCCAGAATTTATAGGCCTCGTGCGTGACCGACGACGGCGTCGAGAAGTAGGTTTTCCGATACCGCTTCTGCATCGCCATGCCGCTGGCGACCTTCTTCAGGGTGTCGAAGCCGTAGACCCAGAAGAATTCATCGAAGTAGAAGTCGCCGTGATAGCCCTGCGCCGTGCGCGCATTGGTGCCTAGGAAGATGAGCTCGGGCTGCTCCAGCGGCTTGCCGTCCTCGTCTTCCCCGCGGTCGATCACGATCGGATCGCCGGTCAGTTCGACGCCGATCTCCTTCATGACGAAGGCGCGGATATAGCCCCTGAAGACGTGCGCCTGGCTCTTGGACGCGGACAGGAAGATCTGGTTCTTGCCGGTCTCCAGGGCGACGATCAGCGCCTCGAGGGCGAAGTAGTAGGTCGCGCCGATCTGGCGTGACTTCAGGATCGCCCGGCTGCGCAATTCGCGCTTCGACCACCAGACCTCCTGATAGCCGAACATCAGCTTCAGCAGCGAGGCCTTCAGCACCTCGGCCTGGTCGGCCGTGATCCGGTTCTTCTCCGGCTTCTTCTTCGGCCCGGCGTTGCGGTTGGCGACCCTGGGGTTCAGATCGCCTTCATGGCCGTCCGGCTGTTGATAGCGGCGGATCCGCGCGAACCGCTCCGCCTGCCGCGCCAGCAGGTCGATCTCCTTGAAGTCCAGCCCGGTCTTGGCGGCCTTCATCGTCAGGGCGATGTATCGGGCCTCGGTGACGCCTTCCATCCGCTCCAGCGGCGAGGCCTCGTCCCATTTGTCCCGGCTCTTCCAGCTGGCGATCGTGCCCTCGGGCTGCCTCAGCAGCCGGGCGATGTCCGTCAGCCGCCACTGCGACCAATAGAGGAACTTCGCCGCCCGCCGCTCATCGAGCATGGCGGCCACCGGGAAACCGAATCCGCCGCAGGACGCCAGCAGCGCGCCAAGGTCGTCAGTCCCGCCGGGCTCCGGCCCGTCCTGCTTCTTCGGTTTCAGTCTCATGGGCGCGGACGCTACCCGCGCGACCCGGCCCGATCTGACGGCCTGCTGTGGTCAGGTCCGCCCCGCACCACAGCATCGCCTTGAGAACAGCCGCCGGTCAGCGGTGATCTGCAGCCTCACTCGCTGGCACGGCCAGCCGCCCTGCAGATCGCCCGAGGCTCCATGTCGAAGAAGCGCACCACCAAGTTCACCCGCGTCGCCGTCGCCGGCCTGACGGCCTCGGACGGCCGCACCATCGAGCCGCAATGGCTGCGCGATATGGCGGCCACCTACAATCCCAAGACCTACACGGCGCGCCTGAACGTCGAGCATTATCGCAACGCCTCCGCCACCGGCCCCTTCCCCGCCCTGGGCGACGTGATCGCGCTGAAGGTTCAGGAAGACGACATCGAGATCGGCGGCAAGACGGAGAGGCGCGTCGCCCTCTACGCTCAGATCGAGGGCAATGAGACCCTGCAGGGCTACGTCGCCGCCGATCAGAAGAAGTTCACCTCGATCGAGGTCGAGCCGAACTTCTCCGGCTCGGGCAAGGCCTACCTGATGGGCCTGGCCGCCACCGACAGCCCGGCCTCCCTGGGCACCGAGGCCCTGCAGTTCTCGGCCCGCACCGACGACGCCTACGCCAAGCAGCTGAAGGCCGACCTGGACGCGCGCAAACAGCACGACACCTGCCTGTTCTCCGCCGCCTTCGAAACGCGGATCGAGTTCGCCGATCAGGAAAACCCGGCCGCCGACGCCGATACCCTGATCGACCGCATCGTCGCCCGCTTCACCAAGGCCTTGCCGGGTTCGGAGCCGACGCCGCCGGCGGCGTCCCAACCGCCTGCCGGCCAGGTCGACCTGACCAGCCTCGCGGCCGCCTTCACCGACGGCCTGCGGGAACTGGGCCAGAGCTTCAGCCAGGCCCTGGTCCAGGCGTCGCAAGACACCAACGCCCGCTTCGCCAAGCTCGAGAGCGAGCACGCCGCCCTGAAGTCGGACATCGAGGGGACGCCGGAGCGCTCCTACTCGGCCCGCCCGACCCACGCCGGCGGCGACGGCGCCCAGCTGACCGACTGCTGATCCTCAAAGCTCGCCACCGCACCCTTCCCCGACGCCCCGGCCACGGAACCTGACCCCGATGAAGACCAAAACCCGCCTGCTCTACACCACCTGGCTGTCGCGCCAGGCCGAGCTGAACCATGTCGCCGAAGGCACCGTCATCGGCGAGAAGCAGTTCGCCGTGGAACCGTCGGTTCAACAGCGGCTGATCGAAAAGCAGCGCGAAAGCTCGGCCTTCCTCGGCATGATCAACGTCGTTCCGGTTGACGAACAGTCGGGCGAGAAGCTGGGCCTCGGCGTCGCCGGCACCCTGGCCGGCCGCACCGACACCGACATCAAGGATCGCGACACCCGCGACCCGACCACGCTCGACGCCGATCGGTTCGAGTGCAAGCAGACCAACTTCGACAGTCACGTCACCTACGCCAAGCTCGACCTCTGGGCCAAGTTCAAGGACTTCCAGATCCGCATGCGCAGCCAGGTCGTGCAGCAACAGGCTCGCGACCGCATCATGATCGGATGGAACGGCCTGATCGCCGCGAAGCAGACCGATCGGGTCGCCAATCCCCTGCTGCAGGACGTCAACGTCGGCTGGCTGGAGCAGATCCGGCAGAACCGCCCGACGCACGTCTTCGACACGGGCGCGGTCGTGCCGGACAAGATCGTCATCAAGAAGACGGGCGGCGACTACCGCAACCTGGACGCCCTGGTCTACGACGCGATCGCCAAGTTCCTGCCCGAGTGGGTCCAGGGCGACACCGAGCTCGTATGCATCGTCGGCGCCGGCCTGTTGCACGAGAAATACTTCCCGATGGTCGACGGCGAGGACAAGCCGTCGGAGAAGATCGCGGCCGACATCCTGATGTCGAAGAAGAGCCTCGGCGGCAAACAGGTCGTTCAGGTTCCCTTCTTCCCCGCCGGCACCATCCTGGTCACGCGCCTGGATAACCTGTCGATCTACGAACAGGAGAGCACGCGCCGGAAGACCATCGTCGACAACGCCAAGCGCAACCGCGTCGAGACCTATGAGTCGGTCAACGAGGCCTACGTGGTCGAGAACTACGACTTCGCCCTGCTGATCGAGAACATCGAGGTCCAGGACGGCGAGTAATCGCCGTCCACTCCTTCCCTCTCGCGGTGTAGAACGATGACCCCTGCTGAGATCGCCAAGGCCCGCGCCGAAGAGGCCGCCAAGGAAAAGGCCGAAGCGGCCGCCCAGGCTCAGGCCGCTGCGCTGAAGAAGTCGCGACCGAAACTCCGGGCGCAGACCCGCGCCATCGCCGACGTGCCCACGCCCCGGCCTGGTCGCGCGTCGCCGGCGGCCCAGCGCCGCGCCTTCCTGATCGCGTCCAGCGCGGGCCGCGTTCTGGCCGCATCGGGCGTCGCGGTTTCGGAAACGGCCGTGAACGACGACATCGAGCTCTCGCCCGACGTCGCCAAGGTCGTGCTGCAGCTTGAGGCCGACATCCGGCGCCTGAAGGAGATCAAGGCGACCGACCGCAAGGTCGAGGCCAAGATCCAGATGATGCCCGCCTATCGCGCGTGGTGCGACGGCGTGCTGGCGGCCGGCAAGGTCGACCCCAGCCCGCTCGACCAGGTCTTCACCACCATCATGGCCTGGACCATCGACATCGGCGACTACATGACCGCCCTGCCGATGCTCGAGCACGCCATGCTCCACAAGCTGGACATGCCGGCGGGCTTCAGCCGCGACCCCATCACCTTCGCCATCGACCAGATCTGCGAGGACGCCATCCGCGTCTACGACGCCGGCGGCGAGGCGGCTTCGACCTTCGAGGCCGGCGTCCTGCCCATGCTGCAGGACCTGGTGCGCGACCACGACGTCGACCTGCACGACGAGGTCGAGGCCAAACTGCACAAGGCCATCGGCCGGGCCATCATGGCCGGCGCCGATCCCGAGAACGAACCGGACCTGCTCCAGCGCCGGAAGTCCGCCCTCGTCGAGTATCAGGCTGCGCTGGCCAAGGACGAACGCGTCGGAGTGAAGGGCGACATCGCCAAGCTCCATCGCGAACTGAAGAAGGCCGAGCCGGACGCCGGCAAGGCCTCGACCGACACGCCGCCCCAGCAGGGCGGCTGACCCCCTCGCCCCCCGGCGCTCGGGGCGGGGCTGGTCCGACAACAGCGGGTTCGCCCGTCTGCATCGTCCGGCCAGCCCCCCACCCCGTAGCCGGACGGGCGTCGATCTGAAGGGCCAGCAGGCGGCCAAAACAGGAATCCCTCGCTCAGCGCCATGTCTGGACCCTTCTCTTCCCCTTCCCTCATCCCCGCCCCCGGCACGGCCGCGCCGGCGGCCTCGATCGACTGCGGCCCCTTCTGGCCCGCGCTCGACCTGACCGAGCTGCGCGCCGGCGTCCGCGTGGACCAGGTCGTAACCGAGGACCGGCTGCTCGAGGTCGCCCGAAACGCCGTCCTCGACATCATGGTCGAGCTGGAGACCTGGCGTGCCGAACAGGTCGGCGCCGGCTACGCCACGCTCGCCGATGTGCCCGGCCGCCACCAGGTCGACGGCTTTAGCGACTTCGAGATCCGCTGGCTGCGCGCAGTCCATTCCGTGGTGGCCGGCGATCTGGCCGACCGCCAGCTGGGCCAGTCCGCCCGTTCCGCCGGCATGGAGAGGGTGGAAGAGCTTGCGGCCGACATCGAGGTCCACCGCCGCAACGTCACCTACGCCGTCCGCGACTTCCTCGGCCGCCCCCGCATCATCGCGGAGACGATCTGATGTCGCGCGCCCTGCGTCCCGTTGAGGCCCTCGAGGGTGAAACCGTCGACCAGCTGGTCTGGCGCGAGGTGGGCCGCGGCTCGCCCGTGGTTGAGCGGGTGATGGAGGCCAATCCCGGCCTGTCGGACCCCGGTCTGTTCCTGAAGCACGGCCAGGTGGTCCTGATCCCGGCCGACGCCGATCGGGCAGCGCCCGCCCCCATGACCCAACTGTGGACCTGACGCCGTGAGCAAGACCCCCGTCACCTTCACCATCAGCCTGCTGCAGCTGTGCTTCGCCGTCGGGGTGCAGATCATGGTCGTCGCCATCGCCATCGGCGGCCTGTTCTCGCGCGTCGAGGCCATGGAGGCGGCTGTTCAGCCTATTCAGCGCGGCGACTTCGCTCGCCTGGACGAGCGCGTCCAGCACATTCAGGGCGACATCGCCTGGATCCGCGCCCAGCTGGAAAGGGAGCGCGATCGATGAGCCGTCCTCTGCCCGAGGCGCAGTGGTTCTACCGCCGCCTGTTCACCTGGGCCGTGACCGGCTGGGCGCTCTTCACCCTGCACGGCCTGATCCAACGCATGCCCGAGGGCGACCTCCGGGCGATCGCGACGCGCCTGATCCTGCTGCTGGGCGCCCTGGTCGCCTTCTACCTGATCGGTCCGACCGCCGAACACATCATCGCGCTCGTGCGCGCCTGGCGAGGAGAGAATCCGAAATGAGCTTCAGACTGAGCACCCGCTCGCGCGATCGCATGAAGGGCGTTCATCCCGACCTGGTGCGCATTGTGGAACGCGCCATTCAGTTGACGCCCGTCGACTTCATGGTGACCGAAGGACTGCGCACCGCGCAACGCCAGGCCGAGCTAGTCCGCGCAGGCGCCAGCCGCACCAACAACTCCCGCCACCTCACGGGTCACGCCGTGGACATCGCGGCCCTTGTCGACGGCCAGGTGCGCTGGGATTGGCCGCTTTATCCTCGGATCGCCGCCGCCTTCAAACAGGCTGCGCGCGAACTGAACACGCCCATCACCTGGGGCGGCGACTGGCCCAAGCTGCGCGACGGTCCTCACTTCGAGCTCGAGCGGAAGGCCTATCCCTGATGGACGCATTACGCCGCACGTTCAACTTTGCCTCGCCGTTCGGCGTGATCCTCCTGCTGATCGTGGCCGTCGGTCTGGCTATCCTCTCCCTTGGCGCGGTCGGCTTCCGTTTCGATCCGTTCGACAGCCTCCAGAAGCGCGCGGACCGGGCCAAGGCCTCGGCCGCCGCCGCAAACACAGACGCCGCCGCGCGCCGCATCGAGTCGGCCGGCGCGGCCGACACCGTCCAGCGCATCGACCGTATCACGGTCCAGATCCGCGCAGCCGACGCCATCGCCCATCAATCCGCCCTCTCCGCCCAGGACGCGCCCGATGCGAAACACCCTGTCGATCCTGCCCGCCTTGCTCGCCTGCGCCATGCTGACCAGCAGCTGTGCGACCTTCGTCCCGGCATCTGCGCCGACGCGCCCGCCGCAGCGCGAGATGCCGGCCCAGGCGACGACGCTCTGCGCCCTTCCCCGCCTGCCTGATCAGGCCACCGCCGCCGAACTCGAGAGCGCCTTCACCGCGCGCGGCGTCGCCCTGCTGGCCTGCGACGCCGCGCGTCAGCTGGCCGTCGACGTCCACGCCGCCGAGAAGGCTGATCAGGAGGCCTGGCTGCGCTCCCAGACGCCGGCCTCGTCCTGGCGTCGCCTGTTCGGGGGACGCTGATGCGCAAGCTCAACAGCCTGAAGGCCCACATGACGGAGGCGCTGACCCATCGCGGCATGCGCCAGAACCCGGCCGATCTGCATTTCGCCATCCCCAGCGGCAGCGTCGTTGCCCGCGGTCGGCCGGGCCTCGGCTTCGAATACCGCTACACCCTGGTCATGGCCGTGCTGGACTGCGCCTATGGCTTGGACGAGATCACGGTCCCGCTGATGATGTGGGTCGCCCGCTGGCAGCCGGAACTCCTCTCCCTGACGGCGGCCGACGGCGGAATCGATTGGGAGGTCGAGCTCCTGGACGACGGCAAGTCGGACATCATGGTCCGCATCCCCCTGACCGAAGGCCTGCACCTTAGCCCGCGCGAGGACGGCGGCCACGACCTGGTGCGGCCTCAAGAGCCTGTCCCCTTCGCCCTCGAGCAGGCCGCGCCCCTTCACCGCGTCTATCTGGACGGCGAACTGATCGCCAGCTGCAGCGCCCACCCGGACGCCTGACGTGGCCGATCGCGAAGGCCAGATCGCCGTCTACCGCGAGGCCGTATCGACCTACATCGAGCGGCTGACGTCCAAGGAGCGCTCGCGCCTGTTGCGACGCGCCGCCTTCGAACTGCGCCGGTCTCAGCAGAAGCGGATCCGCGCCCAGGTCGGCCCCGACGGGGCGCCGTGGCCGAAACGCAAACCCCGCAAGGAACAGAAACCCGCCAGCCGCCCGATCCGCTTCCTCTATCGTCGCGGCGACAGCGAACGCCTGGTGGACATGCGCAGCTGGGTCCGGCGCGGGAACATGCTCACCGGCTTCGATCGGGAGGCGGAGGGCATCCGAACCTTCCGGGCCGACCGAATCTCGCGCCACCTGCCGGCCGAAGGCGGCGCCGACCCCGGCCCCATGACCGGCGTCATCCGCGGCCGCCGGGGCGGGGTGCGACGCAAGGCGGCGGCCATGTTCGTGAAGCTGAGGACCGCGGCGCACATGCGCGCCGGCGCAACACCCGACGAAGCCTATGTCGAGTTCGCAGGTCGCGCGTCAAAGCTGGCCCGCATCCACCATTTCGGCCTGAAGGACCGGGTCGTTCCCGACGGTCCCGAGACGGATTATCCGCAGCGCGAACTGCTGGGCTTCAGCCAGTCCGACGACGAGGCCATGCTCGCCCTGCTCCTCGATCACATGGAAGGGCGGGTCTAGCGCCCGCCGTGTGGTGCGGGGCGGACCTGACCATAGCCCACTGTCGCGCTGATCGCGGTCGGGCGGCCCTATCCGCCCATGACGCAGTATTCCGGCCCCGCCGGCGGCACGACCGCCGTTGATCTCTCGCGGCTGCCCTTCCCGGCCGTGATCGAAGAACTCGGCTTTGAGGCGATCCTCGCCGAAGCCAAGGCCGATCTGATCGCGCTGGCTCCGGACGCCGCCGCCGTCCTGGAGGACGAGAGCGAACTCCTGGTCAAGCTGATGCAGGTCTTCGCCTATCGCGAGCTCAACCTGCGCAAGCGTGTGAACGACGCCGCCAGGGCCATGACCCTGCCCTACGCGATCGGCGCGGATCTCGACGTTGTGGCGGCCCCGTTCGCCCGCCGTCTGGTCATCCGGCCGGCCGATCCCCTGACCGGGGCTCCGGCCGTCATGGAAAGCGACGATTCCCTGCGTGAACGCGCCATGATGGGACCGGAAGGCTATTCGGTCGCCGGCCCTGCGGGGGCCTACGTCAGCTTCGCGCGCGCCGCATCCGGCCAGGTGCTGGATGCCTCCTGCATCACGCCTTCGCCCGGTCGGGTTCTGGTGACGGTTCTGTCGCGCGACGACGGCGGCGTCCCCGAGCAACCGCTTCTCGACATCGTCACCGCCGCCGTGACCGACGAGGACGTCCGCCCCCTGACCGATCATGTGACGGTCCAGGCTGCCGAGATTCTGCCCTTCACCATCGCGGCTGCGATCAAGACCTTCGCCGGCCCTGACAGCGACGTCGTGCTGGCCGAGGCCCGCCGTCGGCTCGATGACTACCTCGCCCGCTCCTACCGCCTCGGCCGCGACATCACCCGCGCGGCCCTGACCGCCGCGCTTTGCCCAGACGGCGTCCAGGACGTTGAACTGACGCAGCCGGCCGCCTCGATCGTGGTCGGCCCTACCCAGGCCGCCCTATGCCAGGGCGTGACCCTGACCTACGGGGGCCTGGCCGAATGACCCCCGCCCGACATCTCGGGGCGGCCGACCCGACGTCGCTTCTGCCGCCCAACGCGACCCGGTTCGAGCGTGATCTCGAGATCCTCAGCCGTCGCCTCGACGTCATCCCGACGCCGCTGCGCGACCTGGTCAATGTCGAGACCTGCCCCGAACGGTTCCTGCCCTGGCTGGCCTTCACCCGCTCGGTCGACTCCTGGAATCCCGGCTGGTCGCCCCGCGTGAAGCGCAACCTGATCGCCTCCTCGATCGACCTGCACCGTCGCAAGGGTTCGGCCGGGTCGGTGCGCGCCATCGTCCAGGCCTTCGGCGGGCAGATCGCGCTGCGCGAATGGTGGCAGATGGACCCGCCCGGCCAGCCGCACACCTTCGACATGGTGCTGACCCTGACCGGCGATGACGGCGAAACCGCCTCGCAGCGCTTCATCGAAGAGGTGATCGAGGAGGTCGCCCGCACCAAGCCGGCCCGCTCCTGGTTCACCGTCACCCAGGGCTTCACCGCCAGAGGCGTCCAGGCCGTCGCCGCCGCCGCCCGTCCCGCCGTTTACCGCCGCCTGCAGCTCTCCGAGGCCGTCTGATCATGTCCGGTTTCCAGATCACCATCACCAACGCCGGCCGCGCCGCGCTCATCAACGCCCAGAACAACGGCACGGTCGCCTTCGTCCTGTCGCAGATCGGGGTTTCGACCCAGACGATCGCCGGCGACCTGGCGGGCCTGACCGCCTTGCCGAACGAACGAAAGCGGCTGGCCACCATGGCCGGCGACGTCGTCGCCGACGACACCCTTCACGTGACGATCCGCGACGAAAGCGCGGACGCCTACGCCCTGCGCTCGTTCGGTCTCTACGCCTCCACTGGCGTCCTCTTCGCCGTCTACAGCCAGGCCGACCCCATCCTGGAGAAGTCGGCTGCCGCCATGTTGCTCCTGGCCGTCGACGCGCGACTGGTGGCCCTGGGGACGGCCAACGTCGAGTTCGGCCCGGTGGGCTTCACCCTTCCGCCGGCCAGCGAAACCGTCGCCGGCGTGGTTGAGATCGCCACCGACGCGGAGGTGGACGCGGGTTTGGACCCCTGGCGTGTGATCACCGCCCGGACGTTGAAACGAGCGCTTGGCGCCCTGACGAAATTCGCTCTGAAGGATCACAAACACGATGCGGGCGACATCGAGACGGGCACGCTTCATGCGAACCGCATCCCCGAACTGCCGATGTCGCGGATTGCTGGCCTGATCGCCACTCTGGCTGACAAGGCCTCTGCCCTGCACAGCCACACGATGGCGCAGGTGTCGGGCCTGATCGGCGCCCTGGCGCTGAAGGCCAATCTCGACAGCCCCGACATCACTGGATTCCCGCGTTTGCCGGCGGCCACTCTGTTCAAGAAGGAGTTGCCGAACACGCCTGAGGGCGGGCAGATCACGCTTGAGAAACCGGATACTGGCACCCGTCTGGCAGGTCACGTCGCCATTGATGTGAATGGCGACAACGTTCGCATCTACGAAGTGGCAGAACCCTATCGAGGTCTCACAATTCCTCTCGCCGACATGGCCCCGGGTTTGGCCTCCTATTTTTGGACCAGCGCAAATTTTAACCCAGATAGCCGGGTCTCAGTCGCCGCCACGAACCTGGGCTCGACCTGGAACGTGCCGCTGACGAAGATAACTTCAGCCGTGCAGTTCGCCGACCTGCCCACTGGCTTTTCTTCCATGGTGACGCCCGACTCGATCGGGACGCCGGGCGGCTATGGCTATCTCTTCAAGATGGCGCGCAGGGACAGCGATCACGGCTGGTCTGGTCTCTGGATCAACCATACCGGCGGCCAAGCCGACACTCATGAACTGTACCTTGGATCGGCGCTGGGCGGCTCTGAGCTGCCCGCCTGGACCCGTGCCTGGACGTCCGCGAATTTCAACCCCGCCACAAAGGCCAACGTCCAGTACCCCGATTTCTTCGGCCAGATGAATCTCGAAAGCGGCCCTGCCCGCTTCCGCGCCATCGGTGACGGTGACAGCTTGTTCCTTCAGGCCGGAACGGCGACCAGCAACAACGGCAATCTGATCCTCAGCGGTCTTTTCGGCCAGAATCTGACAAGCCTCCGCACCCAGGTTGGTGGAGCGCTGCGCGACATATTTCACACCGGAAATTTCAACCCGGACACGAAGGCGACACTGGGCTTAAACGCCCAATTCCGCGACGTCATCGCAGCCCGCAATGCAGTCGATGGGGTCTATTTTTTTGGCAGCGACACAAGCCGATGGCTCGCCTACGCGAACGGGCGCTATGAACTGATCGGCGGCGGCGGCCTGACCATCAACGGCTACCAGGCCTGGACGGCGCAGAACTTCAACCCGGCATCAAAGGCCGACCTGAACGGCTGGACCGACCCCTCAGCTGATGCTCTTGCAACGGGATTCAAACAGTTCGTGGGGCGTGGCCAGGGCACGATCGCGAGTGGCGATGGCGCTGGCGATCGGGCGGCGCTCGAAGTTCGCGGCGAAGGCGGAGCGGCCTTCATAGGCTTCCACCGGCCGGGACAGTTCGCGACCTTCTTCGGGATCGATGTCGACAATCAACTGAAGATCGGCGGCTGGTCCCTGGGCCCCAACGCCTATCGCGTGTGGACGGAGCAGAACCTCAAGTTCGCATCCATTGGAGACGCCGTTAACGGAGCCGTCGCGCCGGGCCTTCATGACCAGGTGCTTTCCCCGGCCGCCCTCTGGTCCTTCGCCAAATCCATCGGCCCCAACGGCTACGCCCAGGTGCCCGGCACCGACCTGATCATCCAGTGGGGCGTTTCGGCGGGAAGCCATGCCGAAGGCCCGGTCCACGCCGCCCTGCCTGTCGCTTTCGGCGGCGGCTGTCTCTTTGCGTGCGCCACGCCGCGCAATGCGAATGAGGTTATCGGCATGGATTTCTACATGCAGGTCGTCGGCCGCTACCTGGACCGCATCGTCTTCTACGCCAACCGCGCGAACAACAGCTCCGGCAATATGTCAGGCTACGAATGGATGGCTCTCGGCCTCGCCCGAGGAACACCCAATCCTGCCTACAGCTCCGGCGGCGGAGGCGGGGGCGGCGGCTTCCCACCCGGTGGCGGCGGCGGCGAGATCATCCCCTAGGATTGAACATGAGCATCGTATTCTGCCCTTCCGCGCGCCTCTTCATCGACCCTGATCTGTGGCCGCACGACCTGCCAGACGACATCATCTCGCTCAGCGATCAGGACCACGCGCGCATTCTGGACGAGCTTTCGACCGGCCGCATCCTGTCGACCGACGAAGATGGCCAACCCATAACGGTCGAGCCCCCGCGCGCCTCGGACGAGGTTCTGGCGAACCAGGCCCGCCGTCGCCGCGATGCGGAGATCGCCCAGGTCCGCTGGCTGATCGAGCGTCACCGCGACGAGCAGGCCCTGCAGATCGCCACCACCCTGACGCCCGAGGACTATCGCCTCGTCCAGGAACACGTGCAGGCCCTGCGCGACGTGCCCGAACAGGACGGCTTTCCCCGAGCGATCGACTGGCCGGTCCTGGCGACCGAACTGCTGGCCACCGGCGCCTGAAACCACGCCCTTGTGGTGCGGGGCGGACCTGACCACAGCGCGCGCGCGAAAGCAGCCGGACGCTGCGCCATCGTTCGCGCCATGCGTCGCCCCGCCCCATCTTCATCTGCAGCTTCGACCAACCGCGCCCTGGCGGACCTGGTGCGCGAGGGCGTGGTCCATTCCGTCGACCTTGACGCCGGCAAGGCCGTGGTCCGCCTCGGCGACATCCTGACGCCGCCGATCGACTGGCACATGCCGGTCGGCGACATCACGATCTGGCTCCCTCCGACTGAAGGCCAGCCGGTCACCGTCATTTCCCCCGAAGGAGACCCAGAGCGCGCCTACATCGCCGCGAGCCTGCCGTCTTCCGGGATGGCGCCGCTCTTCTTGGGCGTGCGCGCCGGCATTCGTTTCCGTGACGGATCGATCCTCACCTACGATCCCGAGGCCAAACGCCTGCAGTTCGATCTCGCCGGATCCGCCGAGCTCGTGGCGCCCGACGGCCTGTCCATCCGCGGCGACGTCGCCATCGAGGGCGACCTGGACGTCCAGGGCGACGCACGCGCTTCCGGCGTTGTGACCGGCGACGAAGACGTCGTCTTCGCCGGCAAGAGCGCCAAGGCCCACAAACACCTCGGCGTGACCGCAGGCTCAGCCGTGTCCGGAGGTCCCCAATGACCGGCCTCTCCTCCAGCAACGGGCGGGCGATCGCCTCGGACACCGACGACTATGTGCGCCGTTCGGTGGCCGACGTCCTGACCACGCCGATCGGCTCGCGCGTCATGCGCCGCGATTACGGCTCCTACCTGCCCCTTCTGGTCGACCAGCCGATGAACGCGATCACGCGCCTCAAGCTCTACGGGGCCACCGCGCTGGCGCTCATTCGGTTTCACCGTCGCTCACGTCTTAAGGCCGTCCAGCTGACGACCGACGGCGCCTCGGCCGCCCTGCAGCTGGAGCTGGTCCGCACCGACCTGCCCCGCCCTCGCGCCCTGTCCGTAGCCCTGCCCTTCAGCGCGCTGCGATCGGCCGCTCCACGAACCTGACCAACCAAGGATCCTGACCATGGCTCTCACGCCCCGCCGCCACGGCGTCAAGATTATCGAAGTCGCCGCCGGCCCTTTGACGCTGGCCGTGGCCGCCACCTCTATCTGGGGTCTGGTCGCCGTCGCCCCGGCGGCGGATGAAGAGGTCTTTCCGCTCGACAAGCCCGTCCTGGTGACGGACATCGAAGCGGCGATTCAGGCCGCCGGCGACGGCGGCACCCTGGCCAAGTCGTTGAAGGCCATCGGCGACCAGGCTCGCGCCGTCGGTGTCGTGGTTCGCGTGGCTGAAGGCTCCGGCGGCAACCCCGAAGACGTGGCGACGGATCAGAACGCCAAGCTCATCGGAGGCGGCGTCGCCGGTTCTCGAACCGGCCTGCAGGCCCTGATGGACGCCGAAAGCGCCACGGGCGTTCGCCCGCGCATCCTCGCCGTGCCCGGCTTCTCTTCGGCCGAAGTGGCCTCCGCCCTGGGTGTCCTGGCGGGCAAGCTGAACGCCATCGCCTATTATGACGCTGGGCCTGTGCGCACGGTCGAGGCGGCGGTCGCCTTCCGCGCCGGCTTCAACCAGCGCGAGCTCTTCCTGCAGTTCGGCGACTTCCTGGCCGCCAACCCCTTCACCGCCGTGGTCGAGCCGTCCTACGCCTCGGCTCGGGCCGTGGGCCTGCGCGCCCGCACTGATCAGGAGATCGGCTTCCACAAGACGATCTCCAACCTGCCTGTCGCCGGCGTCGTCGGCATCACGCCTGCGGTCAGCTGGGATCTCCATAGCGACGACACCGAGGCGGGTATCCTGAACGGCGCCGACGTCACCTGCCTGATCCGCCGCGACGGCGACCGCTTCTGGGGCAATCGCGGCTGTTCCGTCGATCCGCGCTTCGCCTTCGAAAGCGCGGTGCGCACCAACCAGGTGTTGCGCGACACGATCGCCGAGGGCGTCTTCCCCTACATCGACCGGCCGCTAACGCCCGCCCTGGCGCGCGACATCGTCGCCAGCATCAACGCCATGTTCCGCCGCCTGAAGGCCGCCGGCCTGATCATCGGCGCCGAAGCCTACCTGACCGACGCCAATACGCCCGACCAGCTGGCCGCCGGCCGGCTGCGCATCGGCTACCGCTTCACGCCCTGCGCCCCGCTTGAGGACCTGTCGATCGAGAGCCTCATCACCGAGGAGTTCTACGCCGACTTCAACCAGATGGCCGCCTGAACGTCAGCCTGAACCGCCTCCCCCAAGCCATTCGATTTTCTAGGAAACCTTTGCGATGAACCTGCCCCGCAAGCTCAAGGACATGGTGGTCCACGGCAACGGCGAAGCCTACATCGGCGAGAGCAAGATCTTCACCCGCCCGCCTCTTGAGATGGAGGGTGAAGACTGGCGCGGCTCGGGCATGATCGCCCCGATCAAGATCTTCAACGGCCTGCAGGCCCTGGAGGTCGAGCATACCTACGGCGGCGAAATCCCCGGCCTGAACAGCACCTTCGCCGAGCACCAGGTCGACGCTTCGCAACTGCGCTTCACCGGGGCATATCAGAACGCCGCGACCGGTGAATATGACCACGTCGAAATCGTGGTCCGCGGCCGCACCTACGCCATCGACGCCGGCGGCGACGAGATCGGCGGCGACACCGAGGTCACCTACAAGACCGCCTGCGTCTACTACCTGCAGACCCGCAACGGCCGGACCGAGTTCGAGATCGACGTCCTGAACAAGGTCTTCATAGTCGACGGCGTCGACCGCCTGGCCGAAGAACGCCGCATCCTGGGCTTCGCCTGATGATGGTCGCCCTCAAGCAGCAATGCGGTAGGGCGCCCTCAAACGGGAGCCCGCCGTCTGACCGGCCGGATGCGCTCGAGCGACCCGATCGCCCATGTGCGGCCTCGCCGTCGGCAGTTCGGCGGGCGCCCCGTCCCCCTTCTCACTTCCTGGGCGTCCGCACGGCGCCCTCCCTTCGCTTCACCGGGTAAAGACGATGAACACCGACGAAGAAGTTACTGAAAAGAAAGAACGCGCGACCGTCGTCGTGCCGCTGGACACGCCGCTCAAGCGCGGCGATCAGGTCATCAAGGCCGTCACCCTGCGCAAGCCGCTGGGCGGCGCCCTGACCGGCGCCAAGGTGGTCGACCTTCTGAACCTCGACCTGGTCGCCGCCTCCAAGGTGGTGCGCAGGATCTCCTCGCCCGTCATCACCGCCCAGGAGTTCCTGGCGATGGAAGCCGAGGACTGCACGGCCATCGCGGGCGAGATCGCCGGTTTTTTGCTGCAGAAGCGCCAGAAGGCGGAAGCTGGCCTCGAAGCATAGACGACGCCTTCGCCGATATCGCCGCCGTCTTCCACTACTGGCCGTCGCCGACGCCCATGGAAGAGATGACCTTCACGGAGATCCTGGAGGTTCGCGATCGCGCCGTCGAACGCTGGAACCGCATGAACGCGGCTCCGGACAAACCCCGCACCCGATAGCCCTCCCCGAGCTTCATGTCCCGCAACCTGCGCCTTCAGCTGATCATGGACGCCGCCGGCAACGCCACGCGGTTCCTGAAGGGCGTGCGCGGCGAGACCGATTCCACGTCCAAGGCGCTGCGGGCGGCGCGCGAGCGCGTCTCGGAACTGCAGCGCGCCTCCAAGGATGTCGCAGCCTATCGGCAGATGACCGATCGGCTCGGTCAGACGCGCGAATCCCTGAAGGCCGCGCGCGCTGAAGCCGCGCGACTGGCCCAGGCGCACAAGGCGGCCGCGAACCCGACCAAGGCCCTGACGCGCGCGTTTGAACAGGCGCGCGACCGCGTCCGATCGCTGAAGGCCACCGAGGAAGGCCACGCCCGAACCCTTCAGTCGATCCGCGGTCGCCTCGAGTCCGCGGGCCTCTCGACCCGCAACCTGGCAGAGGCCGAAAAGCGGCTGGCCCTTCGCACCCGCCGCGCCACCGACGCCCTCGAGGAGCAGCGCTCCAAGCTGAAGGGGCTCGAGGATCGTCAAAACCGCCTGGCGAACGTGCGAACCGCCTATGACAAGCGTCAGCAGTTCGCCGGCACGGCCGCCGGCGCGGGCGCCTCGGCGATCGGCGCGGGCATGGCCGCGGCCGCGCCCCTGGTCGCGGCCTCGGGGGCCGCGATCACCTTCCAGGACGCCATGCTCGACGTGAAGAAGGTGGTCGATTTCGACACGCCCGAACAGTTCGAGCAGATGAATCGCGACGTCCTGCAGCTGTCGAACGATCTCGGCCTGCCGGCCGAAGGGATCGCCCAGATCATCGCGGCGGCCGGTCAGGCCAAGATCGCGCGCGAAGAGCTCAAGGGTTTCGCCCAGGACGCCGGTCAGATGGGCGTCGCTTTCGGCACGACCGCCGAGGACGCGGGCGAGAAGATGGCCACCTGGCGCACCGCCTTCGGCATGACGCAGGACCAGGTCCGCGCCTTCGCCGACCAGATCAACTACCTGGGCGACAACGGCAACGCCACGGCGCTGGCCATCTCCGACGTCGTCACCCGCGTCGGACCGCTGGGAGGCGTCGCCGGCCTGGCCGCGGCCGAGGTCGCCGCCCTGGGCTCGACCATCGTCGGCATGGGTGTCGCCGAAGAGGTCGCCGCCACCGGCATCAAGAACACCATGCTCGCCCTGACCAAGGGCGAGGCCGCCACCAAGGCCCAGCGCAAGGCCTACGCCGCCCTCGGGCTTGAGGCGGAAGGCGTCGCCAAGGCCATGCAGAGCGACGCCGGCGGGACCATCATCGACGTGCTGGAGCGCGTGAAGAAGCTGTCGCCCGAACGTCAGGCCTCGATCCTGACCCAGCTGTTCGGCTCGGAGTCCGTGGCGGCGATCGCGCCGATGCTGACGCAGCTGGACGTGCTGAAGACCAACCTGAAGGCCGTGGAAGACGCCGAGAGGACGGCCGGGTCCATGGCGACCGAGTTCGGCAACCGCATGTCCGGCGCCAAGGGTGCAATCGACCAGGCGACGCATGGACTGAGAGGCGCGGCAATCGCTGCTGGGACTTCATTCCTTCCTCTGATCCGTGAGGTTGCTCTGCGCGTTGGCGCAACCTCGGAGCGCCTGACCAAATTCGCCCAGGCGCATCCGCGCGTCATCCAGGTCGTGGGCGCCCTGGTCGGCATTGTCGCCGCCGGCCTGCTGATCTTCGGCGGCCTGGCCCTGGCGGTCGCCGCCGTTCTCGGCCCCTTCGCCCTGCTTCAGTTCGCCCTGGCCGGCGCGGGCGCCTTCTTCGCGCCCCTGCTCGCGGGTCTCGGCGGCGCCATCGCCTCCACCTGGGCCTTCACCGCCGCCCTGCTGGCCAACCCCATCACCTGGATCGTGGTCGGCGTCGTCGCCCTCGCGGCGGCCGCCTTCCTGATCTATCGCAACTGGGGCGCCATCAGCACCTGGTGGGCCGGCGTCTGGTCCCGCATCAAGGAGATCGGCGGCGCGGCCGTTCGGGGCCTGATCGGCATCTTCATGAGCTTCACGCCGGCCGGCCTGCTGATCCAGACTTTCCAGCGCGTCTGGCCTGCCCTGCAGTCGCTGGGACCGAAGTTCCGCGAGTTCGGCGGCCAGCTGATCATGGGGCTGATCAACGGCCTCCTGGGCGGCGTTCCGAACCTGATCCGCGCCGTCATGGGCGCAGGCGGCAAGCTGATCGCCGCCTTCAAGGAGCGCCTGGGCATCCGCTCGCCGTCGCGCGTCTTCGCCGGCCTGGGCGACGATACGGTCGCGGGCCTGACGCAGGGACTGTCCCGATCGTCCGGGGACGCCCTCAAGGCGGTTGCGCGGGTGGGCGCCGGCATGACGGCCGCCCTCGCCGTCGGAACACCCAGGGCGCCATCCCTGGACGACACGGTCGCGGGCCTGACGCAGGGCCTGACCCGAGCGTCCGAGGACGCCCTTAGGGCGGTTGCGCGAGTGGGCGCCGGCATAACGGCCGCCCTCGCCGTCGGAACGCCTGGCGCGCCGTCCTTGGCCTTCGACAACGGCCCGCGCATCGGCGTCGCGCCCGCGCCGGCTGCATCCGCGCCGCCGGCGACGCGCCCGTCGATCGGCAGCGTGACCATCAACGTGCACGCGCAGCCTGGCCAGAGCCCCAGGGACATCGCGCGCGAGGTCGCCGAGATCCTGAACAGCCCCAACCTGGGCGAGCTCGGCGACGAGCCCGGAGATTTCGATTGATGGCTGCTGAAAACGCAACGACGGGGCGTCTGTCATGGCGATGATGGCCCTGGGACTGTTCGTCTTCGATCTGCCCACCCTGACCTATGACCAGCTGCAGCGCCGCACGTCCTGGCGCCATGCCTTCGGCGAGCGCGTCGGCGCCCGCCCGGCCGGCCAGTTCCTGGGCGAAGGCGACGACGACATCACCCTGACGGGCAGGCTCGCGCCCATTGCGTTCGGCGACGCCGGCAGCCTCGATGATCTGCGGACCATGGGCAAAAGCGGCGAGGCCTGGCCCCTGGTCGACGGCGCGGGCCGCGTCTACGGAGCCTTCGTCATCACCGGCCTGGACGAGACGCAGCGGGCGATCATGGACAACGGCGTCGCCCGGATCTCGGACTTCACCCTGTCCCTCAAGCGGGTGGACGACGACTTGGACGACGAGGGCGTCGCGCCGTGACGGGCCGGGCCTTTCATCCCCAGGCGGTCTGGCGACTGGTGGTCGACGGCGTGGACATCGGCGCCCAGGTCACGCCGCGCCTCAACAGCCTGGAACTGACCGAGAAGCGCGGCGCGGACGCGGACGAGCTCACGATCGTGCTCAATGACCACGACGGCCAGCTGGCCATCCCGCCGTCAGGGGCTGTGATCACCCTGGCGCTGGGCTGGCGAGAGCCCGGAGCCGCCGCCGCACCGGTTCTTATCGACAAGGGCCGTTTCAAGGTCGACCAGCGCAGCCACGCCGGCACGCCGGACATGCTGACGATCCGCGCCCGATCGGCGGACCTGACCCGCGCCTTCAGGAAGCGCCGGGCGCAAAGCTGGTCGGAAACGACCCTGGGCGCCGTTCTGGCGGAGATCGCCGGACGAAACGGCCTGCAGCTGCGCTGCGCGCCGGACAAGGCTGCCCTGGACGTCGCCCATCTGGCGCAGAGCAATGAGAGCGACGCCGCCCTGCTATCCCGTCTCGGCCGGATGCATGACGCCGTGGCGACGGTGAAGGCCGAGCGCCTGATATTCATGGCCTGCGGCGCCGGCCAAAGCCCCGGCGGCGCGGATCTCGGCCTGGCTCGGATCACGCGCCGCGACGGCGACCGTCACAGTTGGGAAGAGGCCGAGCGCGACGCCTTTTCCGGCGTCCTCGCCGAATGGCACGACCGCGCCGGCGGCGAGCGCCGGAAGGTGGTCGTCGGCAGCGACGAGAACGCCAAGAAGCTCAGTCGAACCTACGCCTCGGAAGCCAGCGCCAGGCGCGCGGCGGACACCGAGTTCAAGCGACTGCAGCGCGCCGCCGCCAAGTTTTCGCTCACGCTGGCGCGCGGCCGGCCGGATCTCTTTCCCGAGAAGACGGTCAGCGTCTCGGGCTTCAAGCCCGAGATCGACGCGGCCGGCTGGCTGGTGGTCGAGACGCGGCACAGCCTGAACGCCTCCGGCGGCCTGGCGACCACCCTGCAGATGGAGCTCGGCGGCTCAGAAACTGGCGACAGTGTCTGACGCAGAGACCTGTCAGTGAACAACTTTATCGAGCGTAGATAAGCAAGGCGTGTTATGGAAACCGCAGGGGCGAAGTCGGGATCGGAATCCACTATGCACCAGGGGGCGACCGCTGACGGGCGGTTCAGCACGACCAATCAACCTGCCTGTTTTCAGGGCGGAAAGCGGCCTCGCTACGGCGGCCAGTTCCGGATGAAATGCCCATACTGCGACGCCCTCGCCAAGGTCCGGGGCAGCGAGCAGATCAGCCCGACCTACCGGTCGCTGCGCTTCCAGTGCGTCAACGTCGAGTCCGATGAGCCCTGCGGCGCATCCTTCATCGCGTCGCTGGTGATCGAACGCGTCCTGGTCCCCACCGCCCGGCCCAACCCGCGCGTCCAGCTGCCGATGGCCGTCCTGCGCCGCCGCATGCCTTCGGGCGCCCCGGCTCCAGCCAACGATCAGGCCTGAAGGGCGCGGGCCAGAGCGACAAGAGCGCGAATGTAGCCGACAACGAAGGCGACACTCAGAGCAAAAGCTACAAGCTGAAATCCGAAGAACAATCCGGCTGGAACGTTAAACGTAATCTTTCGCGGCAGCTGGGCCACCCCCCAAATCATCACATGGAAGAACGCCATGGCGACGTGACCAAAGAAAATCACTAAGCCCAGAACGAAGGCGATCCACAGAACGGGATGGCCAGTTTTCATCGACGCCCAGACCAGCGCAGCCAAGATCAACGTGATCTCCATGAGACGGATATAGGTCTCGGAAATCGCCCGCAGGTTCCAAACGCCGCGCATTAGGCGTCGGCCAGCCAGTCCGCCGGCACGTCCAGCGCCTGGGCGATCTTGGCCCACGCCTCGGCCGTCCCCTTCTTCCCCTCCTGGGCTTCCAGCTCCGACAGATAGCTTTGCGCCAGCCCGGTCATCTCGGCCAGTTGCACCTGCGTCAGGCCGCGCCACTTGCGCAGGGCGCGCGGCAGGGTCGCGCCCTTCAGAACCAGACGCGAGACCTCGGCGGGCAGGACGACGTCGCGCCCGGCCTTCAGCTCGGCCATGCGTTCGTCAAACAGGGCGGCGTCCGCCTCGTCTTCGTCAGCCTCGGCCGCGCGGGCGACCAAGTCGTCATAGTCCGCGCGCGTCAGGACGACCATTTCGTCGCCGCCCGGCGCGTGGATGAATTGGGGTTCGCTTCTCATCTCACTGTCTCCTGTAGGTCGTGGTTTCGCGCTTGCCGATGTAGACGGCCAGCACGGTCGTCTGGTCCTCGGCGAACAGCACCCGATAGCGGCCGACCCGCATACGGAAGCCGTCACGCCCGGCCAGCGCCTTGACGTCGCCTCGGCCCGTCGTCGCATAGGTGATCAGGGCGCCCTCGACGGCCTCGCGGGCGTCGGTCGGCAGGGCGTCCAGTTCCTTGGCGGCGCGGGCTGTCAGAGCGATCGTCTTCATGAGCGATAATATCGCTCAACTTTCCGACAGGATCAAGCGATAATATCGCTTACTGAGCCGCTTTCTTTTCGCTCTCGGCAGCGATTTCCTCGAACTCCGGCAGGGTCAGGCCCGCCTTCTCGGCCGCACCCATGAAGGCCAGGACGCAGCCGGTCGACAGCACCTTGCCGCGATCCATCGTCTCCGAAAGGGACGCCATGACGGACGGCCGGGCGTCGCCGTCCAGGACCTTCGCCATCTGATCCATGGCTTCCATCTTCGTATAGTTGGCCGTGTCGCAGGTGCTGCGCGCTTCATTCAGCGCCTTCTTGACGTCGCCCTTGGCCGATCGCGGGATCTCCAGCTTGCCGGTATCCAGCCAAGCCGCGCGACAGGCGGCGCCGGCGGCCTTCACCGGCGCGAAGGCGACATAGGCGTCTCCGCTGGTGATCGCCGCTCCCGCGCGGCGCAGGGGGGCGTCGCAACGCTCCATGTTGCTCTTCACAGCCGACCAGAGGCTGTTGAACTCCGCCTGGGTGACGCCGGCCGGCCGAACCTCTGCAGGTTTCGCCTTATCCTCCTCGGCCGCCCTCGCCTCCCGCGCTTCCCTCTCCGCGCGGCTGGCTTCCATCGAAGCCGCAAAGCCGGGGTCGGCCGAGGCGCTGATGATGCTGCCGCCGACGCAGCCGGCCATCGAGCCGAGGATGATGAACGCCCCGATCAGGCGCTTGCGGACCTTCATCCAGGCCTGCGGCCGGATGACGTTCACCAGGCCCACAATGAAAGCGATGAAGCTGACGAAGATGATGAAGCCGGCGAACGCCTGCATGAGAGCCCCCTATCGGTGTTGAAGCTGGGCCATGCCTCGAGTCCGCCTGTTACGCAACACCGATACGCGAGCGCGCCCCGCCCGTTCCCGCCCGCCCCCACGCGCGCCTTCCCCTTTCCCGTCTCGACGCCCAGGGGCGTCGTCTGCGCCGCTTCCGTTGCGCCGAACCGTCAAACCCGTGCGCGATAGGCCGAAACCGTTGCCCTGGCGCCGTATCCGCGGGCGCTGCGGCCGCCCCCACGCGCGCGAAAATCGAAACCCCTCGCCCTTCGCAGAGCCAGCGGCGCTGGCTCCATACAGCAACGGCCGCCGTCCCTGCGGGCGGCAGCCGGGTTGATCCGGGGGCGAGCAATGCTCGCCCGCAGTCTGGTCTGCTGGTGTTCCGCCGCCTTTGGCGGCTTCGATCTCGGTATTTGAGTGGTCGGCCGACCAGGCCGACGCCTTTCATCTCTGCATTGAGCTGTCTCGCGACTAGCGAGACGCCTTTTAAAGAGATGTCAGGACGGATTCTCGCCCCTCAGGTGATTCACGTTCCTTCCAGATCGGGAGGGTCGTTTTCGGCGCCGCCCAAGGCGACGTGGACGTTCAGTGTTTCAAGGCGCTCGCGCAGCTGCGCGCGTTCAGCGGCGGCTCTGTCCCGCAGGCGCTTCTCCTTGGCGCTCAGCGGCGCAGGGGCGGCCGCTGGGGCCTCTTCCTTGCGACGGCGGCGCACCAGCTTGGAAATCCCGTCCCAGGCCCTGGCGGGCAGCTTCAGGGCGTAGGCGTTGGACGTCTGCTGCACCTGTGGCCCGCGCCGTCCCTTCAGGCCGCATTCGATGTACCGGCGACGCCACGTCAGGAAACCGTGCTCCTTCAGCTGGGCTTTCCAGGCATGGATCACCTTGGCCGGGACATTCAGCCTCTCAGCCAGCCATGCGACGCTCGGCTCCAGCCTGCCGCGCCCCCGAACGGCGATGTTCGCCAGCAGTTGGAACAGATCGACGGCGCCCGCCGAGATCGTACCGGCCGCGCCCCAGCGCTGGCCGGGCTGGCGCAGCTTCTCGCGATAGACCCTCAACGCCAGTACCATGGTGTTGGCCTGATCGCGGCTCAATGCGCTCCACTGTTCATTTCCCGCCCAGCGGCTTTCGCGGCGGACCTTCTGATAGGTGCGGCGGTGTTCGGGTTCAGCAGCTCGGAAACGGCGCCCCGGCTCAGCCGTCATCGAGGCGCTCATGACGCGGCGTCCATGGCAGCGCGGATCCCGCGCGCACGCTCTTCAATCAGCTGTATGACGGGCTCGATCTGTCGCTTTTCATGCTCGGTGAAGACCCCGTCTTCAGCCGCAAGGCGAACCAGACGCTGCAGATCGCCGCCCGTCTCATTAAGCTCGAACGCCTCGCTCAGCGCGCACTCGGCCTCGCTAGGCGGCGCCTTCACATAGACGGCGCTGGAATATGGCTTCTGGCCGCAACGCTCTTCCAGAACAGCGATGGCGCCGATCGGCATGGTTCGGCCGCTCGCCGCATCGCGGCAGGCGTAGACGAATGTCCGCCCCATCTTGAAGGGCGTTTCTTCCAGCAGGTTCACGCAGGTATCGGCGCCGCCACAAGCGTCTTGCAGCTTGCGGGCGAGCACCGCGTGTTGGCGCGGGTTCATGGGATTCGCTCCTTGCGAATCCGCCTGACGGTCTCGGGGTTCAGGGCGCAGACATGCGTTCGCTCCGGCGGTTCAGGGCCGGGCGTTGGCAAAAGGCGTCCCGATGACCGTTCGTAAGGCGGCCATGGTTGGCTTGAATGAGGGCAAGGGGGCCGCGCGCGCCGTCGCTGGCGTCGTCGCTCCACTCCGCAGAATTCCGTCCCCGGCGTCATGCGGGCGCGGCGCGACCCGGCCGTCAGGCGGGCTCGCGATCGTTGCCGATGTGGTTGGGGCGCATCTCGCGCTAGTGGGCCCGGCCGCGCTCACGGTCCAGGGCGAGCCGCTTCAGCAGCTGGCGCAGCAGGGCGTTCACGCGCGGCGCAAAGGCGCGGCGCGGCAAGGCTTCGTTAAGCCTCGCAACGAATCGGAATCCATCGGGGGAAGGTTCGGCCGTCTGCGCGGCCAGGGGGGCGAAGGACCGCGTCAGCACCGCGTCCCTGCGAACTCAGGGGTAAGCCCGTCGGCGCGGCTTAGGGAGGGGGCGTTGAGCGCCGCGCCGACGAGCGCCTCCGCTGCAATACTCGCAGCGGCGACCACGGAGCCGCATCGGATCGAGAAGGCGGCGCCTTCTGACTGCGGCCGATGGGAATGGCCACGTCGGGTCGAGAAGGCGCAGCCTTCTGATCGTGGCCCGACAAAGATGGAACGTCCGGCGCGACGCGTGGTCTGGCCGGTGGCGCCGGACGTTCCGGCCTCTTCCCTGAAGGCGGGCAGGGGGAGGCGTGGGGAGGGCGCGTCGCTACTCATGGCGGGGCGCCGGATTGGTGGGTCGATCAGGGTGACTTGCCAGCAACTCCTGCTCGAGCTCGTGCAGCTCCTCGGCGGACAAGCTCCGCACCAGGTCTACGAACTGGCTGAGATCGGCCCGCTGCAGATCTTGCGCGACCTTGCTTGGGTGGATCAGGTCTTGCGGGTCGACGCCCATGGCGTCGCCGCGCGTCTGCAGGCAGTCGCCCTGCGCCAGGCAGGCCTGATAGCCGCAGTCGTCGCAGAAGCTGGAAAGTCCCCCCGGGGCCATGGCTACGGCCCCTCGGGATGGATGACGCGGACGTCGTGGAGGTCGGGGCGCAATGACGCGACCGGCACGGCACCAGCGGAGATCCTGTCCATCGCGATGGCTAGATCAGTCGGCCAAGGATCGGCCCCGCTCTCGAGGCTGCTGATGCGCCCACGCGAGGACAGCCCCAACCTTTTGGCAAGGTCGGCTTGAGTCATGCCTTTGGATTTTCGCCAGATTGCGGGCTTCATGAAGCCGGACTGTTCCGTTATTCGGAACAAGGAGTCAAGCGGCCTTGTTCCGATAACCGGGGCCGACAGGAATTGCGCCTGCGAACACACTCCCCTCGTGACGCGGGACTGGCACCTTCAATCTTGGATGGCTTTTGCAAAGAAGCGCCAGGCCCACCTGGTGAGCGAACTCGGCTGGTCCCGACGCCGGGCGTCAGAGGTGTTCAATGGCGACCAGCAGTATAAGCGGGACACCGTGAACGAGCTCGCAACTTGGCTCGGGATCGAGCCCTTCGAGCTGCTGATGTCGCCGGAAGAGGCATTTGCCCTTCGCCAGCTCCGGGAACACGCCGTGCGCATCGCTCAGGATGTCGGGGCGACGCCAAGCAAAACACCACCAGCCAGCCTAGCGGCCTCGGCCCTTTAACTCCCCGCTCGATCCACCCTGACCACTTTGGCGGCTCCCCCGCCAATGCCGCTCGCGCTCGATTTCATTGAACGCTGAACAAGGATTTACTGACGTGTTCCGTTGTTCGGAACATTTCGCTTGACTCAATGATCCGGTTTTCGGAACATTCCCCCTGACGTTGAGCAGGGGGAACAAATGCCCGCAACCGCAACACTGCAGATCAATGGGGGTCTCCATCGGGGCGCCCTCGCCCACTCCGCCGCCAAGCCCGGCCGTTCCGGCTGGACCGTCGGCTGCCTGTCGGCCCTTCGCGACCTGGCCCATTCCTTCCGCGGCGACCTGACCGAAGTCGCCGCCGCCTTGGGCCGCGACAGGACCGACTGCGACATCGCCCTGAACGCCCTCCTCGGCCGCACCCCGACCCAGGCGCTGCAGGCGCTCGGTTGTCGCCAATGACCCGCAGAAATCTTGCGGCCGTCCCGCCACTTTCTGGCGGGTTCTCCGCCGCTTTTTGTCGTGTTGCCGGACGGCTGATGAACCAAGCGCGATCAAACAACGAACTCCGGGCGGAACGCCCTACCCCACTCGCTGTCTTGAAGGAGGCTGACCGGTGAACATCCGAACCCTCATTTCGAAAATGGAGGCTCTGGCGTCGCCGGACGCTGAAGTCTTCTTCAGCGACGACAGCGGCCAGACCTACGCCATCGGCGGCGGCCTGCTGGACGCCGAACCCGGCACCGGCAGGATCGGCCTGATCCTGACGGAAGAGCCCATCGTCACCGAGGGCGGCTTCTGATGGCCGACCACCACCACCTTCCGAACGACACCGCATTCGACGCCAGCCCCGATGTCCTGACTGCTACAGCGCAGGGGCGCCTGCGCACCATCATCGAGCGCCTGGAGCGCCTCGAGGAGGACAAGCAGGCCGTCATGCTCGACATGAAGGAGGTCTTCGCCGAGGCCAAGGGCGAGGGCTACGACGTGAAAGTCCTCCGCAAGGTCCTGCGCATCCGCAAGCAGGACAAGGCCAAGCGCCAGGAAGAGGAGGCCATCCTCGACCTCTACCTCTCCGCCCTGGGAGAGGTGTGATGAAGGTCGTAGATCGCGAAACGACAGCACGGCTCGCAGACGCCGCAACGCTTCTTCTCGACGCTGCCCGCGAAGCGACGAAGCACAGCGCCTCCTATCGCCCGGGCCAGCCCAATACCAAGGACACCTTGGCCCTAGCTGTCCAAGCCCTGCTCTTCGCAGACCACTACTCCCACAACGGCCCGACGCTCGGTGCGCTTCCCGCGGGCTTTCACGACAGGTGGCTAGGCGCTGCGGCCGGGCTCGGCGCGTCAATAGGCATGGTGAAGGATCGCAACTACCAGCTGGTCGCCCTCATGTCGGCGACGAACGACATGGCGGAAGCCGCCCACCAGGCGGCCAGGATGACGGCGGGGTTCAAGCCACGATGAGCGCCCCGCAACGCAACCCGCTCAGCTGGCCGGCCCATCGTCCGCGGACGCCCGCCTATCGCCGCCAGAACGGCAAGTTCAAGCAAGGCGGCGGCGCCATCACCGTCGCCGGCGCCATGGATCGCGTCGAAGCCGAGATCCAGCGCCTCGGCGGCATCAACGCCCTGCTGTCGTCCAACCTGGACCTTCGCCTCGACGGTCGGCCGCGCAGCGGCGGCTCTCGCCCGGCCGACCCCGGCGTCTGTCTCTACTTCACCCTGAAGGCCGAGCCCTTCGCCCTCGCCTGCGACACCTATACCGAGGTCGCCCAGAACATCGCCGCCCTGGCGGCGCACCTGGACGCGACGCGCGCCATCACCCGGCACGGCGTCGCCTCGGCCGCCGAGACGCTTCAGGCCTTCAGCGCCCTGCCTCCGCCGTCCGCGCCCGTCGTGCGCAGCTGCTGGGCGGTGCTGGGCCTCACCCGCGAAGCCGTCATGGCCCTGCCCGCCAATGTCCGCGCCGCCGCCATCAACGAGGCCTGGCGCGGCCTGTCCCGCGAGAAACATCCCGACGCCGGCGGCGACCAGGCGGCCCAGGCCGACCTGAACGCCGCCCGCGCCGAAGCCCTTAAGGAGATCGCGCCTTGAACCGACCCCACAACATCATCGGCAGCGAGGCCTTCAGCACGCGCCGGCCGCTCCAGATCAGCGCACCGCGCCGCCCTAAGCCGCGCCGGTCCACGGTGGCCGGCTGGTATGTCATCGCCCTCCTGGTCGGGGGCGGCGCCTCCTTGGTCGACGCCGCGATCGGCGCTCCGGTCTGCCTGGGCGCCGTCCTGATCATCTTCGCGGTGCTGTGGCTGCGCGCATGAAGATCGACCGCCCTGTCCTGTTGCGCGCCGCGCTGATCGCGGCCGTCGCCTACTTCCTCGTTTTCTTGCTGCTGAAAGGTCGCTTCTGATGGCCGGTCGCACCCGCTCCGACATCGACATCGAGATTGGCCGCCGCCTGCGCCAGGCGCGCCACCGTCTGGGCCTTACTCAGGAAGAAGTGGGCGACGCCATCGGCGTCTCCCACCAACAGATCCAGAAGTACGAGCGCGGCGACACGCGCCTGACGCTGTCCACCCTCGCCCGCCTGCGCGACCTCCTGCGCATCGAGGCGGCCGATCTTCTCCCCCCGCTGCGCGACGACGGCAGCGCCATCCCCGACCCGGTCGCGGCCATGGGCCAGACCATCACCGGCGTCCACCTGGCCGACATCTTCGGCCGCATGACGCCCGCCCACCAACAGAACCTGCTGAACGTCGCCAAGGCGATCGACACCGCCGCCCGGCTGGCGGCCTGAAGGAGTCCACGCAAATGACCGAACGCCTGAACAAGCGCCAGCGCGCCAAGGCCCTTACTCGCCAGAAAGTCATCGACGGAGCTCGCGCCTGCTGGGCGAAGCCCGGTTCCTATGTCGAACGCGCGCCCGGCGGCGCCGGCATCCGCGAGATCGCCAAGCACATCAAGATGTCCACGGGTGCGGTCTTCGCCAACTTCGACAGCAAGGACGACCTGTGGCGCGCGGCCTTCGACTGCGAGCCTCCCATCGACAGCATCATGACCCGCGCCGCCCCCGCCCTGTTCGAAGCCCTGCAGGACCTGGTCGACGCGGTGAAAGCCAAGCCCGAGGATCAACCCCTCTACCCCGCCTTGGTCGCTGCAGACTTGCTGGATCGGGTGAAGGAGCAGCTGCTTGATGAACAGGCGAAGCGCGAGAACGCCGAAGCGGCCGCCTCCCTTGCCGCCGCCGCCCCTTCAGCCGTCGAGCTCGCCGCCGCATGAAAGGTCTCAACCCCACCCCAGGCCACCACGAACGCCTGATCATATGGGCGACCTGGTTCCGCAACGCTGGCTGGCCGGCGCGCAAGATCGCCGCGCTGTTCAACGTTGAGCTCGGCCTCTTGATCGAGGCGGGGCTGCAGCCGTGACGGCCTTTCTGATCGCCCTGGCCTTTGCGGTCGTTCTGATCCGCGCTCGGGCGCGCTCATGAAGCGAGTCGCTGAAACCGCCCGCAAGGTGCGCGCCGGCTGCCGGGACTGTCACGGCGACCGGGCGCACTGGCTCGGCCGAAACGCCTTGGCCATGGCCGCCCAGCACCATGACCGGACCGGTCATCAGACCTGGTGCGATCAGGAGCTCCGCACCGTCTACGGCGCGGCCGGGCCAGCCCATCCCGACCTGTTTCAGGAGTAGACGTCGTGATCATCGACCTGCGTCGCGCCATCATGAACCGCGCCTGCGCCGCCCTGGGCGACCCGCGCGCCGCCGCGCTCGGCCGGACCTTCTACCTGCAGCCGGGCGCCGCCTGGATTCTCGCGCGCATGGAGGAGGAACCGGCCGCCCTCACCCGATCGGCCATCCAGCGCCGCCCGCGCAGCCGATTTGCCATCCTGCGCCACGTCCAGGCGACCGGCCCGCTGATCGAGGAGATCGCCCAGGCCCTCGGCCGCGACGCCATCCTGACCGAGTCAGACGGCTACCGCCTCACCCCGCTCGGGCGCATCCGCATCCGTAAAGCCCTCAAGGAGCCGGTGTTGTGAAGAGCACGCCATCCAACCGCCGCAGCCTGACAGCCATTGTTCAGCGCGCGATCGAGAGCGGTCACCACAGGGTCGACATCTCTCCCGACGGCAGAGTCACGATCTTGCCTCTTGCCGTATCCCCTGCGCAGGCTGAAGACGCCGCGCTGGACGCGGAGATTCGCGACCTTCTGAACGATGGCCATGCTCCCCATTAAGGGCGTCCATGTGGTGCGCTCCAAGGGCCGCACCTACACCTACGCCTGGCGGGGCGGGCCTCGCATACATGCCGAGCCGGGAAGTCCTGAGTTCGTGGCGGAACTGGCCAGTCTGACCGTCGGGCGGCAGGCCCTCGATGCTTCTAGGATGGCTTCGCTTTGCGCTGCGTGGCGGGGCAGCGATCACTGGCAGAAGGAAATCTCGGCGAAGACCCGTCAGAATTGGTCGCCTTGGCTGGATCGCATCCAGGAGCACTTCGGCAAGACCAGCATCTCGGCGTTCGATCGTCCGCTGATTCGCGTGGCGATCAGGAAATGGCGGGATCAGTACAAGGCTACGCCCCGCGCGGCCGACGTGGGCCTCGAAACTCTGTCACGGCTGCTCTCTTTCGGCATGGCCGAAGGTCGCCTGATGACCAATGCCGTCGTCGGCATGCCTCGCCTCTACAAGAGCGACAGGTCCATGATCATCTGGACGTCCGAGGACATGACGGCCCTAGAGGCAGTGTCTTCGCCTCAGATGATCGCAGCCTTCAAGCTCGCCGCGCTGACGGGGCTGCGCACCAGCGACCTCCTTCGCTTGTCCTGGAGCCACATAGGGCCGCTGGCTATCGAGATGTCGACGGGTAAGAGCCGGCACCGCAAAACGACACTCATCCCGCTCTACGGCGAACTTCGCGAACACCTGGCGACCATTCCCAAGCGATCGACAACCGTGCTGACAAATCAGGACGGGCACAGCTGGAAGACGGGCTTCGCTTCATCCTTCCAGAAGGCCAAGACCCGCGCCGGCATCGACAAACACTTCCACGACTTCCGCGGTACAGCGGCCACGCGCATGTACATGGGCGGCCTGGACGAGCGCGAAATCGCCGAGATCTTCACCTGGTCGGAGGAGCACGTGGCCGACATGATGCGGCGCTATGTGAAGAAGGACGAACTCCTCCTCGACCGCATCCGGCGGCTGGATAAGCTCAAACCCAGAACGTCTGCTGTAAAACCGGCTGTAAAACCGGTCTAGTCAGCAGGCCTTAAACCGTGGTCGGGGCGAGAGGATTCGAACCTCCGACCCTCTGGTCCCAAACCAGATGCGCTACCAGGCTGCGCCACACCCCGGACCGACGGAGCGCTCTCATGGCACGTCGGCGGCGACGCCGCAACGGCCTAAGCGGCGCCTTAGTCGGTCAAGGGCGAAAGAAAGGATGTTTCACCGTGTCGCCCGGCTTGGCGCCGATCTCGTCCGCCCGTCCCGCACGCAGTTCCAGCACCCCGTTGGCCGCCCCGTTCGAGGGAATCGGCGCCTCTGAGTTCGGCGTCGTGTGGCTGGCGATGGAGACGATGCGGCCGCGCGGATCAATGTAGATGATGTCCAGCGAACTGGGCGTGTTCTTCATCCAGAAGCTCTGCTCGGACGCGGCCGGAAACTGGAACAGCATTCCGCGATCGTCTTCCAGCGGCGGGCGGAACATCAGGCCGCGCGCGCGCTCGGCGTCGTTGTCCGCGATTTCCACCATGAATTTGTGCTCGCCCGTCGATGTAACGATGGACAGGGCTTCGAGCGGTCGCCCCGCGCCATCCATCGGCCCGGTGCGCGCACAGGCCGAAGCCATCACGGCGATCCCCAGGGCCGCGCCCAAAGCCAAACGGCGGGTCAGGTTCATCAT